GCCACAGTACCCATTGGTCAATTCTTTAAATTGCAAGGTCCTATTGGAAACCAAGTATGGAATCCGTATGGATCTACAATTAAAGTTACGATCAATTCTCCCTATCGATCTTTAGAGTTGTGTCGGGATCAAACAAATCCCGGCCCTCCCTATAGGTCTGGGGGAGCCTTTACTTCGTTAAAAGTGGGCTTGTATGAAATCGACAAATGGCTTCCCGATCCTCCTCATGATACGCGCGTCACTATCTCTGATAGTGAAGGCACGTCATTTAGGAGGTATAAAGGTGCGATTGCACCCATTTGGGATATCGATCCGGATGATTTCAAATATGTGTCTAATGACACTATTCGAACTCAAGTTTTTTCCGGAACGACTTATATGCCAAATTTTGACTCATGGAGTTGCAAGGTCGATAAAGCACTTCGACCTAAGTTAGAAAAAGCTAGTCTTGGTGTTGCTATTGCAGAGTTGCGGGATTTACCGCATATGCTTGAGCAAACCTCGAGGTCCTTCCATGATATATGGAAGGGCTTAGGGGGACACAAGACTAGTCCTCTTATGACTCCTAAAAGAGTTTCTGAGGATTTTCTAAACATCCAGTTTGGCTGGATTCCGTTCATCAAAGATGTTAACGATATGTTAAACGTTAGCTTCTTCGGCCAGCAATATATTCACGACCTTACGGCCGCGAATAATACCTGGCAACATCGGAAGGCAACTCTCTCTGAAACAGAGGAAGTATCGATTTTGATTCCTCAGACCAGTGGCTGGAGGGTTTCTCCCCCCAGTTCCATCTGGACTCAGGCCATGTCGACTAACTACCCGGGCACTAGTTCTCCTGGTCGCTATAGCCTTGAACAGCGTATTAATACGCGTGTTTGGGCTTCTGGCGACTATAAGTTCTACCGCCCAGAGTTCGACGATTCCCTTCTTGATTATAGTTCAAATCAGAACTTAATCAAGCAGTATATGATACTGTATGGGATTCGTTTGAACCCTTCTGTTTTGTATAAAGCTACGCCCTGGTCATGGCTCGTTGACTGGTTTTCCAACCTCGGTGACGTCGTAGAAGGCGTCACCGCGGCTGGCCAGGACGGAGTCGTGTCCCAGAACCTGTATACAATGCACCATCAAACAACTGACCTTGTTTTTAAGCAAGAAATCAATTGGGATAATGGTGCTCGTACGTATGAGTTTCACAGACCTCGTGTCTGTAAACAACGTATGGCTACAGGTAATCCATTTGGGTTCTGCCTGTCTGCTAGTTTGTCTAGCAAACAATTAGCAATACTAGCTGCCCTCGGTATTAGTCGAAGGCCCTAGTATCCCGACTGTTCGGTTGTTAACCCATTTTGGATTGACACTCCAAGGTGGCACGAACGGTTTAACGTCCTTAGTTTAGGAGGTCAACCGCTTTATGTTCGCAGAT